TTATTTTGGCAGGAGGTGTAAATAAATAAATGTCTTATAGTGCAAAAAATATTATCGTAGGTGCTGGTGTCCTTTACATTGGTAAAGATGCTGGCGTAATCTATGACGAAACAGATATCGCAAAGTCACCAAACACATTAGCTTCAACAGGAAACGCTGATACTTTCACAGATCCTGCTAAGGTTGATGATACTAAGTGGAGACACGTTGGCTATACTTCAGAAGGTGCAGAAATGTCCTTTGAACCAGATTACGGTGAAGTACAGGTAGATCAGCTTCTTGACGTAGCAAAGATCTTCAAGCAAGGTCAGCGTGTTATGTTGAATACAACATTCACAGAAGCAACTCTAGAGAACTTTCTTGTTACCATTGGTGGCAAAGACGGTGACAAAACAGGTGGATCTAATGGAAACAACGGTGCTCAAGAAACAGTCTTCCTAAATGGTGGTGCTCTTGGATACTCTCCAGTAGAAAGATCAGTTCTTGTAGTTGGTCCTGGACCAGATTCAAAGACCGCAGTAGGTGGTGTTGCAGCTGGAAAGAAGGTAGAGCGTCTTTACGTTGGATACCGAGCCCTTTCTATGGAAACTGTTACAGTTGGTATTAGAAGAAATGAAGCTACAGTATTCCCTGTATCTTTCCGTCTTCTTCCTGCCTCTGAATCAGAGTACAACGCTCCAGATGGCAATCAGACTTATGGCAAGGTAATTGACCGTGTATACGGAACAGCCTAAGTTATAATTTAATAGGTTTAAGGTGGGTCTTAGGACCCACCTTATTCCATTTGTATGAGAAATACTATATAATTAAAAGGAATCACACAGGAGGAAATTGTGGCAACAAAAATCTATGAAAGTATCGACCTAGAACTACTAGACGGTACTGAAGTAACAATTAAACCATTAAATATTAAAAACTTAAGAGAAGTAATGAAGGTATGGGCAACTGCAACTTCAGCAGAAACAGAAGATGAGTTTCTTAGTGTTTTGCTAGAATGCACAAAAATTGCATTTAAGCAGTACCATCCAGTATTGGCAGATGATCCAGAAAAGCTAGAAGATGCTCTGGACCTTCAGACAATGTATAAAATTCTAGAGGTAGCAGCAGACATTAGGTTGAACGACCCAAACCTGCTAGCAGCAGCTCAGGAACTAGTTGGTCAGAACTAGACCTAGCTGCTCTAGAATCAGAAGTTTTCCTTTTAGGTCACTGGAAGGATTATGAAGAACTAGAAAGTTCTCTTTCTATGCCTGAACTTGTGGCAACACTTGAGGCTATTTACAAGAAAGACGAACGAAGTCAAAAGTTTTTTGCTGCATTGCAGGGAGTTAAACTTGACGAAGGTTCTTCTGGAAGACCTGGAAGTGATGCTCCAGCGTCTTACCAAGAAATTCAAGCGAGGGCAATGAAGAAATTGACAGGTAGTGATGAAGCAGCTAGAGCCATGGAATATGGCTTTACCTCAGACGTTGGAATGTCATACTCATTGATAGGTGAAGATTAGTGTCAGACGTTAGGTCTACTTTTAGTTATGATGCAAATTTTGGTCCTGCCCAAACACAAATTAGATCACTTGTAAAAGACATTACTGTACTTAATGCTGCTTTCAAGTCGCTTGATAATGAAGCCAATAAGGTAAGAAATGCTCGTGCAGGTTCTTTTATGTCCAGTCTTGGAAATGTTGGTGGGTTCAATGCTCAAATTGTTGACCTTACAAGTGACGTAGAAAGATTTGGAAAAGCCCTTCAAAAAAATCAGTTAACCCTTCGTCAATATTACAAAGAAGCAGCACAGGCTTATAAAAAGAATAGCATGGCTAGAAGGCTTGCTGAAGATGAAGTAAGAAGAGCACAGTCTCAACTTATTGGAATGGGACAAAATAAGGGTGGTCGTCAGCAAGGAATGCTGGTCACTCCTCTTACAATTGATACCAGCGATATTAATACAAAAATGGCTATTAGCCAAAAACAATTTTCCATCTTCAATAAACTTGTAAACGATGGTGCAACACAACTTATTAACTGGGGTAAAAATACTCAGTGGGCTGGTCGTCAGCTTACTGTTGGTCTTACAGTTCCATTAACAATTTTTGGTGCAGCAGTGTCTAAAACATTTAGAGAAGTAGACAAAGAGCTCACAAGATTTGCAAAGGTTTATGGATCAGACCTTGTTGGTGCAAATCAACAAGCAACAAATACAATGAGATCCCAAGTTGAGCAACTATCAAAAGACTTTGCTGGTAAATATGGTATTGCAGCAAAAGAAACAGCAGGTCTGGCAGCAGACTTAGCAGCAACTGGACTAGAAGGACAAAAACTTTTAGACTCAGTTGCACAGACAACACGCCTAGCCGTACTTGGTGAGGTTGATAGACAAGAAGCAATGAAGGCAACCCTCGCACTTCAAGGTGCTTTTAATATGAGTACAACTGAGTTAGCAGAATCAATTAACTTCCTTAACGCTGTTGAAAACCAAACATCCGCATCACTCCAAGACTTAACTGAAGCAATACCTCGTGTTGGTCCAGTTATTAATTCTCTTGGTGGAGACGTTAAAGACTTAGCGGTTCTACTCGTAGCAATGAAAGAGGGAGGCGTGAATGCAGCCGAAGGTGCAAATGCTATCAAGTCTGGTCTCGCCTCCCTTATCAACCCAACAAGACAGGCATCAGAGACAGCAAAGCAATACGGAATTGATCTTGACGGAATTGTAAAAGCAAATAAGGGAAAGCTTATGCCAACAATTATGGCTTTTCAAGAAGCATTGTCTGGACTGGATGAATTTGCAAAAGCACAAATTATTGAACAGCTTTTTGGTAAGTATCAGTTTGCAAGAATTTCTGCATTATTTGATAACTTAAATGCTTCAGGATCACAGACCGTAGAAGTACTAAAACTTATGGGAGCCTCTTCACAAGATCTTGCAAAGATTGCAAATGGTGAAATTAGAACTCTTACAGAGTCTTCTTCAATGCGTTTCCAAAGATCCATGGAGGCTATTAAGGCTTCTCTGATCCCAGTTGGTCAAGTTCTTACAGATTCCGTTATACCATTCCTTGAAAAAACAGCAAATCTTATTCAAATGCTTGTTGAGTATGCAAGTAATCTACCAGGACCAGTTAAAAGCTTTTTAAAGGTTGCAACAGGATTTACACTAGTTGCAGGTCCTTTGATTATGCTTGCTGGTGTATTTGGAAACTTTCTTGGATACATAACTAAGTCTGCAATGTCTATTACTAAGCTTGGTGCTGCACTTGCAGGACTAAGGACAGAAAAATTTGAAATGTTAGACGACACACAGCTTGCAGCATCCAAGGCTTCAGACGTACTTACAAGTGGATACAATAATCAAAGATCGTCCCTTGATAAGTTAAATATAGCTATGGAAGCATATCTTGCAAATTTAAGAGAAGAAGTTACATTAAGTGGTCAATTATTTGTACCTGGAACAAAAACTTCTGGAAGAGGACCAAAGGGTGGTAAGAAAGCAAAACTTGCAGAAGGTGGTCAACCTTATGTTCCTGGAAGTGGAGATGGAGATAAGGTACCAGCACTTCTTGAGCCTGGAGAGTTTGTAGTAAATAAAAAAGCTGCAGCAAAATATGGTCCACTTCTAGAAGACATTAATTTTAATAGATCACCAAGATTCCAAAAGGGTGGTCATTCTGGACCAGGATCAAACCTTACTGATTTTATTAGACTTCAAAAAGGTGGAAGTACAGAAAAGCTTGCAAATAAAACTATTTTAAGAATTAGAAAAAATTCAGTTAGTGATCAAAAAGCTCAAGCACTTGAATCATTTGTTTTAAGAGGAATGGATAAGTATAAAGATAGTCCTTCTGAATTTAAAAAATTTATTGCATCACTAACTGCAGAGTTAGAAGCTCTTGACAAGCAAGGTAAAAAATATAATACAAGAGCCGTTCTTGGTGAGCCAGCTAAACAATGGGTACTTGATTCTGGAGTTAGCAGAGCAAGACCATCAAGACAAAGACCTGATTCCTTGGGAGCTCCTTCAGAAATTCAAGCAGAAAGAAAAAAACAAAAAGTTTCAGAAAAAGAAGATGCTGCTTTTAAAGAATTAAAAAAGAATCAAAAATCTCTTGGTATAAGTGATAGACTTGTTGCACAAATGGCAAAAATAAACGCCACTCACTTAACTCCAGAAATTGATCCAATAACTGGACAGAAAATATACAGAATGACAAACACGGCTTGGATACCTGCTGCAGAAAATATAGGTCTTCAGTATTTAATGCGTGAAAGAAATAAAATTGAATTTGAAAAAGCTTTAACTCAGGCTGCTTCGGAACTAAAGGGTGTTCCAGTAGCTGAAAAAAGAAAATATATAGAAGAAATTTTAAATGGAAAACATCCAATATCTGGTAAGCAAAGAGAGATGTTTTTAAATGCTATGGGGATTGCCTCTAGAAATAATAAAGTTTCTACTGGTGCAAGGTCTTGGGCTGCAGCAGCTGCTTTGTTAAAATACACTCCAGAAGGAACAATTGCATCAAAGGCAGACAAAATACAAGATCCAATAACTGGAGAAATGAAAGAAAACGATACACCATATGCCAGAAAAACTGGAGTCCCTAAATCTCCAAGAAAAGTAACTGGTGGAAGCCCAACCAAGCAACAAAGAGAAAATCATCCTCCTACAAGAAGAGCAAAGACAAAGGGTGGAGTAGTTAATGTTGCAAGTAATGAAACCCTAGCGGTTACTGATTATGTAGATGCAAAAATGGCTGAAGATGGAATTAGAGATGGGCAAGATATTAAGGCTCAAAAGAAAGCCATTAGAGGACAAAAGGCAGGTGCTATTGGCGGTTTAGCTATGACTGCAGCATTTACACTTCCTGCAATTACTGGAACTAATGAGGCACTTAATGGTCTTACAAATAATCTTCTTATTGCATCATCTGCAATTTCTGCATTTGCTACAATTGCACAGGTTCGTGGAATTGGTGGCGGAGGCATGGGAATGGGTGCTAAAGCCAGAAACTTAAAAAATGCATCTATGGCATATCGTGGTGTTGCACCACAAAGAATTCCAGTAGGAATGGAAGGTGCTGGTCGTTCTTTAAGTAGGGAGGCTGGTATTGCACAGGCAAAACAACAGGTTGGTGCTGGAAGGGTTATGGGTGCAGTAGCAACTAAAGCTGGAGGAGCTGGCAAGGGTGCTGCTCTTGCTAGAGGTGCTCTATCAACAGTGGGTCTTTTGGGTGGTCCAGTTGGAATTGCTCTAGTTGCAGCAATTGCTCTTGGAACTGCTGCCTTCGTTGCATATCAAAAAGCAATTAATAATGCTCGTAAAGAAGGTGCATCTTTATTTGCAGAGCAAACAAAAGCTGCAGAGTATTATGGAATTGAACTTAAAACTATTAATTCAGCAATGTTGGAAAATGCAAAAATTGCAAAAGATATGGGATTTGCAGCTGCAGGAGCAGCAGTTACTGTAGATCCAGAATTAAAGAAAGCAATTTTAGAACAAGAAGAAAATAAAAAACTTGTTGAGCAACTTAAAGAATCTAGTGATCCAGCTTCAATATTCCTTGGACAATATGGAAAAATGTTGCAGCAAGGATTTAATCCAGAGCAAGCCAAAGAAGTTCTTTCTGTTTTAGCACAAGCTAGTGGTCAAATGGGAGGGCTTACTCGTGTTAGCAGTCAGATAAATGGAATTACAACACCAGAGCAAGCAACCGCAGCAATTGGAGAATCATTTACAAGTAATATTGGGTCTTTATTTGGAGATAACAGCACCATATGGGACACTGAGTTAGCAAATGCTGAAGGTAGATTTGGAGAATTAATAAAGGCTGGTCTTACATCATCAGATTTAAGTGAAGGATTTAAAATTATTGAAGATGGCATTGCTGCTGCATATAAAGAAGGTGCATCTAAGGGGCTATCAGATAAAGATATTTCAGACACCTTAAATAAATCTTTTTCAACACAGCTAGAAGGTATGGGCTTTAAAGAAGGTGATGAAGTCTATGACACAATTAATAATTTAGGAGATAGTCTAGAAGATACTAGATTAAAAGCAGCATTGGTGCAAGCAACAGCAGCACAAATTGATTTGTCAAAATTTATTGAAGACCTAGATGTATCAAAAGCTAAAGCAGAAGAGCTATATCTTGTTTTAGCATCTACAGATGCACTTGCTTCAACTAATACACGAGCAATTGCAGATGCTCAACGTGTAATAGATGAGATTGATAAAGAAATTCAAGTAAGAACCGCATACTTTGATCAACTTGCAGTAAACAATGAAAATGCCCAAGCATCAGAAGAAGAGCGTACAAAAAATTTCCAAAAAAATATAGAAAAACGAAATAAGGCTATTCAAAAAGAAATTAAGGGAATTCAAAAAGCTGCAGACGAACAGATTAAAACAAAAGAAAAAGAAATTGATGCAATTGAGGAAAGTTCTGATAAATACTTAAAGGCACTTCAGTCACAAAAAGACGAGTCTTCTTTCTTAGCTAGCCAGCAACAAACAGCTTTGGGTGGACTTGGTGCCCTTGCAAGTGGAGACGTTATTGGATTCTTGCAAGCAAGAGATGAAATGGCTTCAGCTGCTCAGTCAAATGCTCAAGAAGAAGAAATTAAAAAAATTGAAGATCTTACAGATGCAAGAGTTACAGACATTGAAAAAACAATAGATGCAATTAAAGAAAAAGCAGATGCAGAAGTTGGAACACTTCAAGACCAACTTGAAAAGAATCAAGAGCTTATGGATAAAGAAGGAGAGCGTCATGAAAACAGAATGGCTGCTCTTCAAAAAGAAGCAATACAAATTCAAACAAATAAGTCTGCAGAAATTAAAGCATTTGATGATTCTAAGGCTGCACTTCAAGAATTTATAAACACTCCAGTTGGAGACAAGCTTGGAAAAGATTTAACTAAGTATGCTGAAGCAATATCAAACGTTGCTGCAAATATGCCAGCACACTCAAAAAATATTATGAATGACCTTGCAACATCATTTGGAAATAACTTCCAATCCGTCTTTGATGCAGAAGTGCAAAAATCTGCAGAAGAGTTTGGTGTAGATCCAACAGACCTAAAAACTTTGGTTCAAAAATCTTTACCTAAAAATGGAGGAAGTGGAGTAAAGGCATCGGATAGATTTGCAAAGGGTGGATATGTTAGCGGTCCAGGTACTGGAACATCAGACTCAATTTCTGCTCAACTTTCAAATGGAGAATACGTTGTTAAGGCTGACTCAGTTAAAAGAATTGGAAAAGATACACTAGACAGAATTAATGCTGGAACTGGAGGCATGATTACAAGAACTAGCACTACTGAGGGATATCGTGTTGGTGGAGGAGAGGCAATTACAGCAGCAGCAGCTTTTGCAGGTGGAGTTAAAACTGCAGTTAGTGCAATTACTTCAGCAAATGCTTTAGTAAAAGCAGCAGCAAGTGCAATGAATGAAGAGCCAGAAAATTCAGATGGTGGAGGAACTGGAAAGACAACATCTATTCCAGAACAACTTGGAAAAGTTGCAAGAATTCTTCGTGGAACCTACAAAGTATCTGCAAGAGGAACTTACCCAAGTGGAAACCCTCACAGTGCAAGATACGGCACTGCAATTGACTACGCTACTCCAACTGGAACTGGTGTTTATGCAATGGCAGGAGGAACTGCATCAAATCTTAATAAAGGAAATAGTTCCTTCGGAAAGTATGTAACAATCAAACATGCTGACGGAACAGAATCCCTATATGCTCACTTAGATTCACATGGTCAAGGAGGAACTGTTAATGCTGGAGACTTCATTGGTGAGACTGGAAACACTGGAAATTCCACAGGTCCTCACCTACACTTTGAATGGTCAGCACTTAAGAATGGATTTAATCCTCCAGGAATGAGAATTGGTGGAGAAACAATGTCTGATGGTCTTGCTAATCTACATAAGGGAGAGCTTGTTTTAACTAAGCCACTTACACAACAATTAAAAGATGGAATTGGAGAATTAAAATTTGGAATGCCATCAGCATCTGGTGTTTCTCCAATAGATAGTGGTACAATGGTATCTAGCAGTAACACCTACAACATCAGCGTTGATGCATCTGGTCCTTCAATGGATCCAAATAAGATTGCACAAAAAATTGTTACTGCTATTAGCAGAGAAGAAGATAGAAGAAGTTTTGGGAGGACTAGCTAGTGGCACAAGCATATTTAGATAAAACTTTTAGTAAGCCTTCTCTTATTATATTATCTACATCTAATCCAACAGCAGAGCTATCTAGTGGAACGCCAACAGGAAGATGGGACTTTGGTTCTGGACAAGTGCTTTACTTAACAGATGACAACAGGTCCGCTCTCTCTGTAACCCCACAAAGACTTGAGTCTAAAAGAAGAATGATTGATGGAACAATGCGTTCTGTTCACATTGCAGATAAAATGACTTTTAGCACTTCTTGGGAATCCCTTCCGTCTAGAAAAACTAGACCAACTCCAGCAAGTCCAGATGGTCTTTCAAATAAAATTACTTCAGATGGCTTTGGTGCAGGTCAAGATATTAAGGCTTGGTATGAAGCAAACTTTTCAGATTTTTGGATGCTATTAGTATATGATGCATCTGTATCAGGAAACTCAGTAAACAATGTTGAAAAGTATAATGTTTTCTTTGATGATTTTGATTTTTCTATTGTAAAAAGAGGACAACATAATGATTTGTGGGATGTGTCTATTAGCCTGGTGGAAGTGTAATGTTAACTACAGGATTAACAACAATAGATTCCATTTACAAAAAAGGATCCACTGTATCTTCTAAGCATAAAATTTTAGCAGAGTGGAACCACAACTCCTATTATAAAATTAACTATATTGGTTCTTATCCAATATACATTGATGCTAAATCAAGCGGTTCTAGCGACCCAACATATTCAAAAACATTTGTTACAACGGATTTAGGTGGATGGGATAATGGCAATCTTTACAATACAGTATCTGTAGATAGCACTCAAATTCCAAAAGAAAATAAGGAAAGAAAAGATCTTTGTAGCTTATACAATGTTATTGAAGTGGACAGACCAGATCCAGGAATTATTTATGGAATTGGGTCCCAGACCTCTACAACAATTATTGAAGATTCTAAAACAGTTAAGTCTTACAATATTTTGCAGTCCCCAGTTAGACTTTATCCTCTTTCAAACAATCAGGGATTTAAGTACTGGAATTCTTTTAGATATTGCAAACCAAATTCAAGTGTTTCCCCAGCAATCACTCATGAACTAATTGGAAGGTCTGGAAGTGATTTTACAATGAAGGGAAACAATGCCTTTGTTGTTTATGATGGAGTTTTAAAAACAAATAAAATTGTTGTTAAAACGCAGACTGTAAATGGTTACGCTAAAGACTTTACAATACAAGTTTTAAAATCTGGAAGCACAACTTGGTCAACTGTATATTTTGAAAATGATGACACAAGATTGGCTGCAGCAAAATTAAAAACCGTATCTGGAACTAGTGGATCTAAAAACATAACCCTAACGGATAGTTCAGGAATTTATGTTGGAATGAGAGTTGTTCAATCAGGATCAACCGCAAACATACCAACTGAAACATATGTAGAGTCTGTCGGAGTTGATGGATTAGTTACTCTTGACAAAAATTTAACAGGAAACCTTAGTGCCGTTGCAGGTATTAATTTTATAGACACACCATCATTATCTGATGGCATTGTTAGAATTACTGGTAAAAAGGTTAGTGGCACAGTTGCATGGTCTCTTGCTGGTGGAGCTGAAGAAGAAAACGCTTTGTCATCATTTAAGATTCCAACCGATGGAGTATCTGGACTAGATGTAGAACTAATAACTGGCATCAGATTTTCCGCACAAACAATGTCAAAGGAAAACGCAACACTAGACATTATTGAAATATCTCCAAGAATGGTTGTAGATTTTACTGGATATACAGAAGCATTTTCTGTTGACACTACTATTGGAGATGCTTCTCTTGGATTGCCAGTAGGATCTATTGTTTCATCTACAGGATCTATAGACTTATTTAATGAAGATAATTTAATTAGCAATAAAAATGTTGACTCAATTCTTGACGACCTATTAAAGCCAAATGTTAAGTTTACAATTCTAAATGTTATTACTTCTGGTCAAATTCAAAAGTTTGTTCCAGTAAAGGTTTTATATGCAGAAAGCTGGGATGAAGAATCTAACTGGAAAGTCTCTGTATCCCTAGAAGACTCCATGCGTTTCTTAAAAGATAAACCAGCACCTGACATGCTACTTGCTGCAAGAAATGGAATTAAAGTATCTGCAATTATTAAAATTCTTTTAGACAATGCTGGATATAATAGATTTAGCTTTGTTAAAAGTAAAGAGGAGCTGGCTTATGAATATGAAGATATTCCTTTGGACTTCTTTAGATGTAGAAAAGAAGAGTCTGTTGCAGAAGTTTTAAACGAAATAGCAAGGTCTGCCCAGCTATCCATATTCTTTGATAGTTTTAATAATCTTGTTGCAATGACTAAAGAGGCGGTTGCAAACAAGACAGACCTATATGACTACTGGCTTGTAGGAGATATTGGCGAATTAGATTCAGGAGATAGCGAGTATCTTTTCTTAAATGATAAATATACAAGCAATATCGAAAGCTTTGAGGATACAATTGTCCCTCCAATTACTGCAGGAGAAGTTGCGTATGATCATTTGGGCATGGAAAAGAAGCCTATAAATCTTGTCAAAGAGTCTCTTAAGAAAGATGGAAATATAGACATTCTTAATACTGTAAAAGAAAATGGATATAGTGAGGTTAACTTAAATAGAAACCTTTCATATGTGCCTCATATCGTCTGGCAGCCCTCTAACACAGACTTAGATGCTTGGCTTGCTGTTGGAGCACTACAGAAAAATTTAAATGCCTCAGATGGATTAAGTTATTTTAACACAAGTGGATATGACGCACAAACAGAGCAGGATGCCATCAGAGAGGCGTATGATAGCTTAACTGATACTCAAAAAAATGATTTAACAATTTTTATTCAAGAAGATCATTTAACGTCATCCTTCCAAAGAAAATATAACGGATATGTTTCTATTGATGATGAGTTAGTTAAATATAACGGTATTCTATATAAGGTTTCAAGAAGAGGGTTTTCTACTGACCTAGTTATTTACTTTTCCGAAGAAGAAAAATTAACAGCAATTTTAAAGGCTCCATCTGGAGCAAGCTTTATCCCAGTGGGTCTAATTGTTGATATTCAAATGTCAGTAATTTCTAGCCCAGATTTATCTAATAATTCTTATAAATATGTTGTTACTAAAACTGGCAGAGGCTTTGATGGAACAATAATAGCAAGCCATATAACATCAAATAGCCCAGAAGCAATTACTTGGTCTTCATTTTCTACAAAGCTATATTCTTCAACTCAACCAGGGGCAAATGTAAAAGCTACAATAAATCTTTTAACACAAACCAAGGTTTCAACTGGAGATGCTGCTGTCAATGAATATCTTTATGCAAATGCTGGATATGCAAAAATAATTGGACCACCTTCATATACAACTTCAGACTCTACTGCAAATTTGCCACCTAGCGACCAACTTATTATTAGAGATCAAGGTCAACAATTTTTATCTGGATTTAAAAAAGCTATAGGATTTAATCCAATAAGAATTGGAGCAAAATTAAGAATTTTAGAATCAGGATCAAATTCAACATTTGCTGGAATTGGAATGTACAATTCTTCAACCACTACAGGAACTAACGGATACTTCCTTGAAGTTTCTACTTCTGGAGATGCGTTTGAAGCAGACAAACCAGACAGCAACAACATTAGATTTTATAAAGTTACAGGAACAGATAGAACTCCGCAACTTCTTGGCGTTGGCTTTGCAAGAGTTAATGCTGCTAAGTTTGGAAATGAGTCTGCACAGCCAGCCTACGCAGCACTAGGAAATCCTGATGGGTGGAGAACTACTTTTAGTTTAGACATTGTTACATATGACTCAGCTTCCTATAGAGCATTTGATATTTACTTTGAAGACGTTTTAGTATTTACAGCAATTGATGATGCAAAGGTTGGAGAGTCTGGATATATTTCTCCAAGACAAGATGTGTCAATGTTTGTAAGAGATGACTCCGCTGCAATTTTTGAGTATTTTTATGCAACAGCAATTCCAAATGGAATAAATGTTTCTGTAACAGATCCAATTCTTTCTGCACCAGAACCGTATGGTTTTGATCAAGCAATTGACCGTGGAATCTTTAGCTCTTCAGCTAGACAAATTTTAGGAACCAACTATCAAATTTTTTACGAAGACTTTGGATGCCTTGTGAGAGAAGTTAGAAAAATTGAAGCTCGATTCCCATTCCCAACTTTTTCTGCTTCTTTGATTGAGTTAGGAAGAGTAGTGCCAGACTACATTGTTAAAAACTTTAAATATACTTCATTTGGAGGAGAATTTTGGATTTATTGCACAGCAGGTGCAACGGTAAGAATTGACTCTGAAAGCTCTATCCCTGTATACATTTCTGGAATTTTGTTGGATAAACTTGGTGGTGGAACCGTAGCCATTGACGATTATATTAATTCTTTAGATATAGAAGAAAGAAAGAATCAGGAGCTTGAAATTAACAAGCGTTTATACGGCGAGCAGTCTTATAATATTTCTGGAAGCTATATTTCAGGAGTAGAAATGGCAAGAAAACTAGCAAACTGGGTTGCTAAAAAAGCATCTAAAGAAAAGACTATTATTTCTGCAGAAATTTTTCCAAACCCACTTCTTCAACTTGGAGATAAGATAAAGGTATTCTATAAGGCTAGAGGATACTGTGTTGATGAGGATGGAGATAAGACATATGTACTATCTAGAATTTCTTATTCCGCCACACCAGATGATATTTCTATGAACGTTGAATTAAGGGAGATGTTATAAAATGGGTGAGTATGCAGATTCATTAAAAAAGAAAAAAACAATTGATGCTGAAACAGCAAGAGAAAATAAAAGACTTGGAAAGAGACCTGACCCAAATAGAGCAAATGCAAGAGAGGATAGAAAGCCAGCATACGTCTATCCTGGATTTGACCCAAGTTCTACTTTAAAAGTTAAGCCTG